GTTCGACCAGAGCCCCTGAAGGTCTGACAAGCTTTCGCCGTCGGGGTGCGCCTTGAACAGATGGATGGCCTTGGTGATCTGGTCAGCCGCAGCAAGCATCCGACCCTTCACCTTGGTGTCCCGCTCGATCATCGCAGCGTTGCGAAGCTGTAGCGTCAGGCTCTTGCCCGTATCGTAATCCATCTTCATGCTCTTAGCTCCCTGTGGTGGCGCCATCTGTCTAGGTTGTTCTGTGATCGTGTGCCCCAATAGAGGTGATTGGGATTGACACACGCCTCGTGACCATTGCCGCAACTGTGACAACCCTCATGCGACAGCGAGGGCTTTTTTCCTTTGACGCACTGAAGGATGAAGACGTGAACATCCATCGGTTCGCTATCGATGTTGATGCGTCCGTAACCGTGTGCCTTCCCGTATGGGAACGTTAGGCATTCGTTGCCGTCATAAGGTATCGCCACTTCATCGACCCAGCGACGAGCCTCGCCCTTGTCGATACCACCGGCAGAGGCGTCACCGTGCCTCCACCATCTCTTGTAGTGTGGATTGCAGTATCCTCGCGCGTAATGCTTGCGCTCGCATCCATCTATGGCGCAGATTTTCATTGATCCGACCCCATAATCATCTCAGGCGTCATGGTGTTGCGGAACACTTCACCGAAGTGCCTCGAATAGGTGATGACCTTCGCTGAGCGACCGGTTGGCCATCCGCCGTTGGACTCGTGCGCATCCGGTGCCGCCAGCGTCTCGTGCTGCTCGACCTTCATCAGGTTCTTGGTCAGTAACGCATCCGAGTGACGATGACCGAGATGGGCATACGAGAACTTCGTTCGCCCGTAGATTTCACGGAACCGGCTGGCGAACACGTCATCGACTTGTCCTGGTCCGCGCTTGTGTCCGTGATGATAGAACAACGATGTCAAGCCGAACTCGTAGGCGTAGTAGGAGCTGGGCGAGCGATCGACCGTGAGCCGCGGCTCGTTGTCAAAGAACGCGGCAAACATTTCTCTGAGCCATGCCTCGCCCGACGGATCGTGATTGGCGTCAGCCATGATCCAGTGGACGCGCTCATACTTGTCGAGCATCATCTTGCCCATCCGGCGCAAGACCCGAATGATGACGCGGATCATCTTCTGGAGTCGGCTGTCGGAGTCGAGGACGTGCGCGTGCGTCGGGGTGACGCTGATCTGTGCGTCGTAATGCAGGAGGTCACCTAGTTGGGCCAGGATGCCCGTCGAGGCGTCCGGAGACAGTCTGATGGCCATTGAGAACCAGTCGAGATACATCTGCTCGGCGATCTTCAGATCATAGTCCGATCCCGTCTCCTCGCCCCACGACAGCTTGCCGAAGTGCGCGTCGGTCATGGTGTACTGGTTTGCAAGATCCTCACGACGATGCATCTCGATTAGAGGAGAAGGTTCCATCCTTGGAATCTCTTCCTTGAGCGCATCGACAACGGCCCGCATCGCCAGATGTCTGGCCTTCGCCTCTGGGGTCTCGATCGTCCACTGCAGCTTGATGTTATTGTCGCCGTCGGCAAGCGTGGACCGTCGGGCAATATCGAAGCCCGGCATCAGCTCGAGCTGGGGCCCGACCTCAGGCACCTGACGGACGGAAGTTCGAACAACGTCGCCGTTCTTGTCGGTGGTCGTGTTGGTGGACGCGATCTGGAATCCAGGAAGGACATAGTCCGTTCCCATCAAACCGGCGAGTGCTGCCTTCTTGAGTTGGTACTGAATGCCGCCACGGGAAAGGCCGAGGTGTGCTGCCGCCATGGTCTGGTCTTCGTCACAGGCATAGTAGGCATCGACGGCCCGTTGAAGTGTCTCGATCGCAATCATCGTGTAATGCTCCTGGTATCGCTCAGCTTCAGACCAGCATTGGCCCGCTCATAGTCCGGTTCGAATTCGGTGATGGTCTTCATCTTCACCGCTATCCACCACTCATGGCAGACCGCACACTCGACGCGGTAGCCACCCTGGTGGAAGCGGAGGACTTCGTGGACGCAACTCAAACCGGCACCTCTTCGATCACCAGCCGACGAGAGCTGTGAACGTAGGTGTCTGGCAGATGCTGGCCCTGGACGAGAATAGTGCGGCTGGCTTCTTTCCATTCGTCTGTCATCTTCTTGGCGACGGGGTCCCAGGCGAGATCCTCAACGATTACGACGATGGGCCAGTGCGAATTCTCTTGGCATTGAACGTGAACTTTGGTGGTCATGATTTGGGTCCTGTGGAGATGTAGAAAATGAAGAAGAGGAACATGAGGAAGATGACGTCGTTGGAATCCATCATGCTGCAGCACCTTTGCCGGCCGTGTAGAGACGGACCGGAACTTGCCAACCGATCACAGACAGCATTACGAACCCTCCGTTGTTCAGGATGTACAAGTCCTGCGCTGTCGGCTTCCATGCGCTGACGCATTCATTGTTGCCGTAAGAATCTTTGCGGTAGATGATCGGTAACGTGCCGCACGAACCATTCTCTTCGGTCCATCCAAGCGGCGCGCCAGGATTGTGGGTCGCGCCTTTAATAGTTGCTACGTCCATCACTTCACCCCATGCTTCTTGAAGCAGGCTTCCGCTTGCTTGATCATGTCTTCGGTTGCACCCTGGGAACGTGCCCAGGCCTTGATGTCGTCGGTGGTCATGCCCTGCTGACGAGCTGTCGCAACCGCTGCACGAATGTCCGCGCAGTAGTCTGAGACTTCGGCGGCGTGAGCGAAGAGCGTAGCCATCATGAGGATGACGAAGGCGAAGAAGGCGCCGACGAGAGCGACGTGGAAGTGCTTGATCATGGCGTCAACACGGCCCCAAGGAAGATGATGATCGGGCCGATGATGATGAAGCCGATGACGAAGCCGGCGATGAGGTACTTCATCATCGGACCTCCACCGGCGCCGTGCCGCCCATTCCGATCGCGTTGGCTGCAGCGCGCGACAGATCGATGCAACGTCCACGATGGAACGGACCGCGGTCGTTGATGCGGACGACGACGCTCTTGCCGTTGTTCAGGTTGGTGACCGTTAGGTGGGCACCGAATGGATGATGCTTGTGGGCGGCGGTCAGCGCCCTCGGGTTCATGATCTCGCCGGAGGCTGTGCGCTTGCCGCCATAGCCATCGCCGGTCCCGTACTGGGATGCCTCACATCGCTCGGTAGCGAAGACCGGCTCGGACGCGGCAGAGCACGACGCCAAGGCAATAAAGCCCAGCGCCGCAATGAGATTGCGGGACATTGGTTCACCTGTTTGTTTATGGAAGGGTTGGAATCTGGACAAAGAAAAACCCGCCAGCGGGTTCATCCGGTGGCGGGGCGTGGTAATCGACTGTGTCGTTAGTAGGGTAGTTGACCCTTCGTGTCAAGTAGGTAGGTAGGTAGGTAGGTATCAAATCGGTCCTATTATCTCATCAGGACCGCAAAGGCATGATCGCATGCCATGAAGGTGATCGGGGCGACCGTGAGGAACACAGTCGTCCAGATCGCCAGGATACTGAGACCTTTTCTCATTTGACCACTCCCGTTAGGAGGAACGACTTGATGGCGGCAGCCGCGGCAGCCAATGCGCCGGCAACCATCACGGCCTTCACTGCTGCCCCAAGCAACCAATGTCCTCGGTCGTATTCCGACAGCATCCGCCTGATCCTACGACGCTCCAACTGATCGAGGTCTTCGTCACTGAACTCTTCAAGGTTCGTCGTCATATGTATTTTCCCATAAAAAAATGGCCGCGCCGGTTAAGGCGCGACCAGTTTGAAGTGACGTTTCTTATGCGGCAGCAGCAACCGGAGCGGCGGTCGGAGCCGAAGCAGCCGCAGCCGCGGCACTGGCCGCAGCAGACTGAGCAGTCTTGACGGCGACGTAGCCCGACACGACCGAAGCCGCGGTGGACTTGCCGGCGTTCGAAGCGGCAGCGAAGGCGTTCAGCGCAGTCACCGCCGTGTTCGCAGCCGTGATGGCGATAGCCACGTCCGGATTGGACGCAACGCCGACGGCCTCGACGATGCCCAGGACCGCCTGGAGATCGGCAACGATCGTGGGAGTCTCAGAGGCGACCCACTTGGCGACGGCATTGATGTCGGCCTCCAGGACGGCGATGCCGGCCTTGAACTTGACGACGATCGCCTGGACATCGGCTTCAGTGGTCGTCCAAACGTTTTCGAGAGTGGTCAGCAAAGTCATGGTTCTTCTTTCTTTCAGAGTGAAGCTAGGAGTTCGGTGATGTTCTTGAGTTGGGCCGGATCTTCGACCAGCGTGTTCGCCACGTTTAGAACACGAGTCGCCGACTGGATGACCGTCTTCAGGTCGATCGTGTGATAATCCAGCTTGCCGGTCTTGGAGGATGCATACAGGTGATAGAGCGTCTCCACGTCGCTCAGAAGCTGGGCCGGATTCTCCGAGTGAACGGCAGCTCCGGCCAGGCTAAAGCCTGCCAGGATGTCGATCATGAAGTTTTCTTCACACCGGCAAGCAGACCGGCCACCAGCGTGCCGACATTGCCGATGACCACGAGGACGGCCTGGGAGGTCGTCGGGTCATCGAAGAAATGGGCCAGCGCCGGCTTACCGAACACGCCAGACAGAACAGCCGCGATCGAGAGAACGGCAGTCACCGTTCCGGGGGTAACGTATTTCATTGTAGATCTCCTGTGGGGTTATCGAAAATTGATTTTGGATTCGGTGTTGAAGACACGATCCCACAGCGAAGTCGTCACGCCGAAGTTGACGTCGCGCCTGTGATGCAACATGTGTCGAAGCTTGAGCGGGTAGAGGAAATGCCCAGGCTCGATCTTTGCGTAGTGGAATGCCGTGTGAGCGATGGAGTAGATGACGTAGCCGACCGAGAACCCGACCGACATGGCGCCGGATGCGAACCCGAACAGCAGCCAGAAGAATCCGTAGATCGACAACACCACCAATGGATGCAGAGCGATGTGGTCGTTCTGCTTGTCGTGATGCAGTGCGTGGGCCTCCCTGAACAAAGGAACGTTGTGCGCGATCACCCGATGCGAGAAGTATTCGTAAAAGGTCCAGAGCAGAATTCCGATCGCGAAGAACGCCGGCCACAGGATGGTGGCGTGCATCAACGAGATGACCAGCAGTGCTAGCGTGATCGGCGGAGTGATGAAGAAGTCGGCGTAATACTCTCGTGGTGTACGCCGGAAGAGATCGAGCCAAGCTTCCATCAGTGCAGCCTCGCCGCTTGCACATGCATCGCGTCGATCGACCCAGACGACCAGTCGCCGCCCCAGATCCAGCCCTCTGCTTTGAACTTGGTCACCAACATGGATGCGTCGGTGAACAGATGCTTCATCGCATGCTGCTCATTCTCTTCAGCGTCCCAGTCAATCGCGGCGCCGAAGCCGTGCATCGATCGGTTCGACATCCCTCGCATTGAGCGCTGGTTGTAGGAGCCAGAGTAGTGGTCGTAATGCAGCGCGGTGATCTCGGCCTGACTCTTGCCGACCGCATCCCAGACCTGTCCCAGGACAGCGGACAGGCTGTCGGCGCACTTCTTGTGGATCCGGATCGCGGCCACGGGCTGCTTGAGCTTGCCGTCGATAAAGAACAGTGGCCAGGGACACGGCACATTGACCAGGTTCGCTTTCTCCCAGGCTGCCCATTGCGCCGGGCTATCCCCAGGGTTGCCATAGAATGCATTGCAGTCCCTCTGGAGTGGCCAGATAGGCATGATGTTTCCTTTTGATGTAAGAGCACTGATAACTTGTAAGAACACTGATAAGTTGTAAGTGCTCTGATATGTTTCGGATAAGTCGACGGGCCGCATCGCCAGGGTCATCCGACCGAAGCCAGCGCCCTACAGGGAGACCTCGTAGGAGGATCTCCCCGGCGAGCGGCACCGTCATTCCTATGAGAAGAGCCCCAGTCTGTCGCGCAACCGGCCGAACAAGGTCGGAGGCTTGACAGGCTTGACAGGATCTGGCGCCGGCTTGATAGGGCCGAACTCGCCAGAGATGGCGCGGCAGTAAAGCTCGCGGCTATGATCTTCCGCGTCGCTTATCGATGCTGTGAACGGGATGGGACCGAGATGCTGAAGCTCCTTGAACACGACCGTCATGTTCACGCAGGAGTAATCCTTGTGCAGGGGGTAGTAGAGATCCTGCACAAGGAGGACTGTTCGCTTCATTAGGCGATCCGCTGCATGAGAAGAACGTTGCCGGCTCCGGGGTTTACCGCCGCGAATGCCGTGGAATTGATCGCCGCTCCCGACGCAACGACGTTCGACATGATCTGCCAGGTGCCGGGCCATACGTTGGCACCGCTGATGCTCAAGGCGTTACTGGCCGGGCCGTGGTATCCGGAAGTTCCTCCGCCAGTGACCAAGAATATCGAGGGAGGAAAGGAGTCGGCGACTGCGATCGCGTAGGAGCCGATTGCTCCTGGCGTGTTGGAAGGAGAACCTGCCGGACCTTGAATACCCTGCGGTCCCGGTACACCTTGCACGCCCTGTGGGCCTTGCGGTCCAGTGGCACCGCCCCCGCCGCCCCCGCCGCCGAGGCTCGCGATGATCTGATATTCCGTGCCGTCATAGACCAGAAGCAGGATCTCGCCGGCCACGAAACCGTTCGTCGAACTCAGAGCGCTAAGGTTTCCGAGCGTGACGTTCTTAGCACCGAGACCATTGACGTTGATCGTGGTAGCGGCGCTGATGTTATTCGCCAGCTTCACCGAGATGAAGAGACCGGCTACTTGCTGACCACTGGTGATCGCTGGCGAGTAGACTGCCGTGATCGCATTGGCGACGCCCGAGGTATCCGCAATGTACGGAATGCTCAACGTAGAGAAGTTGTTCGTCGTCGAGCCGGCGCTGATGCCGACGTAGTTCACCATCTGGAAGTTGGCGCCGTCGTAGACGACCTCGAGCACCTGGCCGGAGACGATGTCGCCAGAGTTCAGCGCAGCTCCGCCAGCTCGCTTCAGACCAACGGTGCCGAGACCATTGACGTTGATGGTTGACCCAGAGCTGCCCGAGTTGGCATTGACCGCCTTGAACTTGACCGCCATGCCGGCCTGATAGGCCACGAGCGGCTGAATGAACGGAGGAACCGTGACGACGTAGGCATTGGCAGCACCCGTGTCGGTGCCCCAAACCCAGTCACCCTTTTGCACATGGCTCGGCACCGACGGCAGCGTCGGGAAGAACGGCGCCGTGGAGACCTGAACGATTCCACCTGACGTGATCTGGGTCTGACCGTTTACGACGGTGATCGTGTAGAGCGGCGTGAACCCAGGGTCCGCCGACGGCGTGATCTGCGTTCCGGACGACGCGGGCGTGCCGGCCTTGAGTGCGATGACGCACTGGCAAGATCGAACAGTGAAGTTTGAAGTGCCAGCATTTGCCGGGCCAGAGAACGGTGCGGAAGGATTGGCCGAGTTGTAATAACTCAGGACCAATGACCCCGTGTCGATATCGTCAAGGATCGCCTCGACCAGGTAGACCTGGCTGAATCCTGACGTCGTCGGCGGCGTGATCGTCAACGACACCGGGCTCTGCAACAGGCCCTGCTTCATGATGTTGTTGGCGTCGGTTCCGAGATCTCCGTACGCAACCTGATCTGTCGGATCCATCTCGAAGATGGACCCGACGTTCACGATCACCTGAAGCGATGCCGTGGGCGACGTTGGGATGCAACCGAGTCCGGCGACGAGCGTGCCGCTACCGAGTACGGCAAGGTTATGATATGCCTCCCCGACCATGTTGAACTTGTTGGTCGACAGGACGTCTGTGTCTTGCGGTAGCGCGCCGGGATAGACGATAACTCGATCCATCGTTGAACCTTTTTTTTGGCAAAGAAAAACCCCGCATCGACGAGCGTCGGCGGGGTGAAGAAGACTGGGAGTGTTGAGTTCTTAGTTGATTGCGACCCAAGCAGTTACGCCGGTCGGCTTCGTCTTATTGATCATGTCGTAGATCACTGGATCGGTGACGCCCGTCAGCGTGGTGTAGGATCCCGCATATTCGATCGTGCCGACGCCGTATCCGGCAGCGTCACCGTCATAGCCATCAACGTTAGGAACACCGCTACTCGTTCGACGGGTGACTTGTATGAAGACCTGACCCGGTAGCCCCATGTTGCCATAGCCGCCACGTCCGACGCCGTATCCCATCGAACCGTAGTTCGGGCTGTTGGCGACCTGGGCCGGCCCGCTATACGCCCCGGTGTCGTAGGTGTTCCATGGTTCGAATACCGCTGGCGCCGTACCCGTCAGCGTGGTGACGGCATTGATCATGCCTGCGCGCGTCACACGCTCTTGAAGAATGGTCGCACGGATAACAGCCCTGAATGCAGAGTCGGGTGCAGCGCCACGCTTGATGAAGTTGCCGAGATAGTCGTACGCAAAGATGTCTAGCCAGATGCCGTAGGCGGTGGATAGACGACCCTGCGCTCGAGTGTAACCGATGAGGTTGTAGATCCATGATCCACCATCAGAGATACCGCCCATGATGGCGTCTCTGAATGTCGCGGCGAACATGAACCATCCGCGTGGGATTAGTTTGCGGACGCGAGATAGGATATCCCCAGAGCTTCCGGTCGTCATGAGATGGTCATCACTCCGGCCTTGATGGTGAATGCCTTGATCTGTGCGTTACCGTCCGTCGTCAATCTGAAGGCGTTGATCGACGCTGGATCGCCAGTTGCTCCGTTGAGGAAGACGGCAGCGACATCTGTCACACCTGGGATCGCATAGGCCCATGGTAAGAGCTGAGACCACGGCAGTGACACGCCGAGGCCAAGGCTGTTGATATTGGTGGCTACGGCAGCGGCGACCTGGGCGACGACGGTTGGATGATCATACCCTGTTGCCGTGGTGATCTGCATCGATACGTTTGCGGTAATGATGGACGGAAGGAACACACCGCACATGATGCTAAGTGGGCGCACTGCCTGCGCGGCATTCGTAACCGTCAGCATGAAATCTGGCGACGGGTTGCCGGATCCATCGTCTGCGACAACGAAGAAATATCCGGGATGATACGAGCCGTCGTAGTTATATCCCTCGGTCAGCGTCCACTGGACGTTGACTTCGACACCGGTGATCGAGGAATTCAAACCATAGTAATCTCCACGGGAGAGCCCGAGGATATAGGATGCGAAGCGTGACTTGAGAGCGGAGTCCTGCTCGAAGTTCGTACCATTCGTGAACGCGGCCACGTTGCTGACTGTATCAATACCAGTGATGGGCGAAGTCATCGTGGCAATGGCGCCAGAAGCAACGTTGCCGGCAGCTCCGGCGACGGCGGCCTGGACCGGCACGACAATGGACGCCACCGACGAAGGTAGCGTGTAGCCGGGTCCAACAGCCGTTACCGAGTAGGTCGCGAATGTGGTGTTCGCGATCACAGCAAAATTTTGCGCGCCGTCACCGGTCTGGATCGTGGCGCCGACGGGGATGAAGCAAGAGGTCGGGCCGGCAGTGAATCGGGAGAAGGTCACCTGGCCGGTTGCGAACTCTGCTCCGAGTCTCGGACTTCCACCTGGTAAAACGGCCGTCTGACTGCCGGGGATGATCGGCATGAAATCAGCGGTGAAGGTATCGACGTCGGTGCCGCTCGAGGTAGACAGGCGCGTAGCCTTCAAGACCTGCAACAGCATTGCCTGGAACCACAGGAAGAGTCCCGCGAACCCTTCCACGATTGCGCGCAGCGTCGAGCCTTGGGAGAAATTGATGAGCTTGCTGGCTCGTCCTTGAATGCCCGATATCGTGTTAGAGACGATCGTGTCGAAGCTTTGGGTAGGTAGCGTGGCCATTTATTCCCCGCCCTTTAAGACGTGATAGTGAAACTGACGGAGACGCCTGTAGCGGCATCCCAGTATTGGATGCTGATGGTGACCAGGTCTGGCTGATTGGGTGATGCTGCGACGCTGATCTGAGCCGGCGGCGACGGAGCAACTGATGCTTCGAGCGCGAGCTGAGAAGAACAGACGGCCAGGATATCGGAGACCGACAAGACCGATCCGATCTTCTGCGGCAGGCCGGCGCCGTAATCCGGATGCCAGACGTAACCGTTCACCGCGGTGAACAGTCGGCGCTCGAGGCGTTGACGAACTTCGTCATCCCCATCGACAACCAATAGGTCTCCCGTGGCGTCGACTTCGAAGTCGGCACCCCATTCCAAAGAAACGTCAGCCATGTCACCAACCGGTTGTTGCGTCGTAGGCGATGACCGACGAGATTGTTGTGAGAGCGTTGACCGCTGCGGTCTTGACGCCGAGCGCCAGCGTGGTTGCGTTGATCTGCTCCTGCGCAGCCAAGAGCACCGCGAACAGGTCAGCCACCGTGAATGCCTGGAAGCTCGTGGCTCCGATCGGACTCAAGGTCACGCCGCTCAAGGCGGTTGGACCTGTGTACGACGCTGCTACACCAGAGATGCCAGCGATGCCTCCGACGCCGCCCCCGAAACCCGCACCCGCTACTGTGGTGTACGGACTCGTCAGGCCCTCGCCAAGAGCGTCTTCACCTGCTTGAACGATCGTGTTACCGGCCGCGGCGTTCGCGTTGATTATGCCGGCCAGAGCGTTGACGTCGCCAGCCGCTACGTTCAACTCGTTGTTGACACCAGCTACGACATTGTTGTTGACACCAGCTACGACATTGCCGTTGACCCCACCGACGACGTTGCTGTTGATGGAGCTGACCAAGGCAGCAATGGCAGCCGCCACGTCGGCGTTCACGGCTGCCAGCGCCGACATCACGTTGTTGTTGTTCTGGACGCTGGCAGGATCGGTCGGATTGACGTTGAAGATAAATGTTCCGAGAGATGTGGCTACCGATACGGGGGCCTCGCTCTGGATCAGGAAGATGCTCTTGAGCAGGCTAAGTTTGACGGCCTGTGCTTGCGCGAGCGTAAGAGGCAACGCCTCCGCGGATGCTCCTGTCATCCACTGATTGATGTAAGTCTGGTATGGCGACGGGTCGGCGAACTCCTCCGGCAAGGGGATACGATCATTAAAGATGATCTTTCCGATCCCCGTGCCGCCGTCCCACTCCACGAAATTGACGTTGGATGCGAGCGAGTTTGCTGTAATGGGTTGGGTCAAACCGAACAGACGGACTGTCGATTTGACCCTATCGAGTTGAAACGCGAGAGGGGTAGTGGTCATGCTGGCACCGAGAAGGGTGGGATTGCTGGAGGTGCAGACGGCGGGCTGACCGAGTCGTCAGATACGCTGCCGCCACCCTGCGCAGCTACAAGCGAGCCGGCATCGACACCGAGGATGTTGCCCGCGGCAAATTCAGCATTTCCGCCGGCACTGATGCCAGCGTCCTTGCCTGCGACGACGGTGAAGTTGCCGCCAGCCGTGAAGTGAATGTCCTTGGACGCCTTGACCGCAAAGCTGTTGCAAACCAACGTCGCATTGCCGGCGCCATCGAAGGTGATTGTCGCGCCGTTGCCGTCGGTCCACATGATGGAGCCGTCGTTCTTCAGGTAGATCTGCTGGCCGGTACCACCCTGCCCACCAGACGCGGACTCTGGGCCGCCGCCAGACTTCTGGAATGAAGTCCAGATGACCGTCTCACCTGACTGAACCTCGGGAGGTTTCTGATCATCGGAGTGAACGCGCTGAACGATCTTGCCGGACTCGAAGTCACCTTCTTGGAAGCGGACAACGACCTGGTCGCCGGTCGCCTTGCCATCGCCTGGTGTCAGTCCGGTAGCGATACCAAAACCGTTACCGATGTGCCCCGTCTCGATCGGAAGCCAACCCGACTCCTGGCCTTCTGGTTGGAGCGTGACCTTGGCGAGATGCAGCTTCGGATCGTAGCTCGTGACCATGGCGTGGCGTTCAGAGTATCGCGACGCCCACCAGCGTTCGATCACGCCAAGGATCTTGTTGTCGTAATCGCTCATGATGCCGTTCTGCCGGTCTTTGCCGAGCGCGCCGTGATGTGTGTAAGATGACCCGACATCCCGAAGTCGTGCTGCACTGTGTCGATCTCGAAGCTCTGATCGAAGAAGTCAGTTCCGGATAGCGAAAGGCTCATACCAGCTTGCACTGTCGGGTCGCCTACGACGGTTGCCGTCACAGTGAATTCATGTCGAGCCAGCTCATTCGCTCGCGACTTGGCGTGCTGCGTGACGTGATCCATCTCGCTGTTCGGGATGTTGTAGGTGTATGGCTTCGGTCCACCTGGACCAGGAACGTTGGTCGTGTACGAGAACACTTCCTTCTTCTTCGGGTGCCAAGACTTCACGGTCGCCGTGATTCCCTTGCCAGCCTGGATGTTTCTCCGAACGACTAACTGCACGCAGTCAGATGAGATCGGCTGCACATCCTGATTGACCATGATCGAATAGGAACCGACCGACGTGCCGATCGGCGCATAGTTGAAGTTACCATTCGGATCGACCCACCACTTGTTGCCGTCGAACTGCGCAAGCTTGTGGATGGCATAGGCGAGAGTCACGTTGTCAGTTAGGTGAACGTAGTCTTGCTGCAATTGCTTGCCGGCCATCAACGAGGAGGCCGTTACGTTGCCGCTCAACCCGACGCGCCCCGCGAGGGTAGTCACGATGTCGCTTGGCTTTTGGTTGAGAAACTTCTCTGACGTCTTAGTGTCGTGAAGCTTGGCCGACTTGTCTCGACCTGAGAATTGAATGATGCGTTGGATGAAGTCGTAGCTTACGGAGTCGAGTTCTCCGGTGACTAGGGTTGCGGTCTGACCGCGCGTCGTGCAGGAGATGCTCGCCTGGTTGTCTCCGAGATTGGAGAGCGCTTCGGATGCACCAGGATACGACATCGGGATCGCGCCAGAGAACGACGAGCTGTGGCGCTTGGCTTGTTGTGAAACAGATCCGTGCTCGATCGGGAGCGACGACCCATTGACTATCAGCTCCGCGTGATGCGGACCCCATCCAGATGTGATAGCCATCTTAGAAGCCGAGTATCCCGGTCTGAACTCCGCTCGGAAGAATGGGGGGGATCAGGATCGTTTCCTGGGCAATGATCCACGGATCGGTCATGCCATTGAGCTGCGCGATAGCAACCCACTGCAGAGGATCGCCCGTCTCCATCATCGCGATACGAAACAGATTCGTAGATGAGACTCGCAACACCTTCGCTGGGATCGTGGCGGCAATGAATTCTGCTGCCATTATAGTTGATCCAGGTTGGATGCGACTCGGCCGACGACGCCGCGCGAGAACGACAGGTTGTTTTGATCTACGGCAGCGCAGACGACGGCATCGAAACCGGAGACAATGCTTTTGGGATCCACAGGAGCTACCCACGTATCGAGTGTGTTGGTGGCTGTCAGGGCAGTCTGAATGTCGTTGACGAGGTTGCCGGCGTTGAGCTGCATCGCCTTAATTGTTGCGAATGGAGCGTTGTTGATAGGTGTCGCGGCAGCCACCTGGGCCTGAAGGAACGCCAGCTCTGACGTGATGTTGGATGGAATTGTCATCATTAACCCAGTGAGCTGACGGCGGAAGAGAGATCGGATGCGATCATCGAGTCGATTGACGATGCGATGCCGCCAAGGATACCGAGAGCGGGGTTCTGATAGACGGTGCAGGAGATCGAATACTCCACCCATACAGGCATGCGTCTTACGTGATAGATGAAGTTGTCGATGATCACGGATCGAAATTGTCCGCCCCATGTCAACGGAATTACCTGGCCCGCGGCACGCATGCCGTCGAGCGCCAATGCGTTTGAATAGGAATTGTTGCCAAAGAACTCTCCCGACCAAACCACGTTGGCTTCGTCTGGGCCCAGCGTATCGATGACGCGGCTGCCACCAGGAAGTTTGTGGACGACCATCGCCTGGTTTCCGCCGCCCATCATCTTGTTTGGTGTGGAGAATCCGTCGAAGGAAATCCCGCCGAGCGTTAGAATGTCGGCCATTGCAATCCTAACCTAGTGACAGTATGTTGTTGATGGTTTGGGGACAGGTCCATTACTTATCTGCCAGAAATGGCCAAACATTCGGTGCCCTGTCCCCAAACTACTTGTCTGAGTGCTGGGCGACACCACCCTGATGCTCGCTGAGTCCATCGAAGGCTGGTGCTTGACCGTCGAAGGAGTTTGCGCCGATGTTCATTAGGACTCGTCCAAGGACTGAGCCATCGATCGCAAAACTGATTGCAAGAGGAGTTGGCGGCGGTGGTGCTCTCCTGGATGGGTCGTTCTTGTCTCCAGGCTCTGGCGCACGCTTCAGGAGGTTGCGTAGTTCTTCAGCTACCTCAGGAGTGTGTTTGGAAGACAGGTTGCCATTCATGTATTGCTCGGCTACGCCGCCGACGCCGCCTATGACTCCGCCAGCTACAGCACCTGCCAGCGTGCCTACACCTGGGATGACAGATCCACCGAGCGCTCCGATACCAGCGCCCTCTAAAACTCTCGCACCAATCGTGGCGCCGACGGGCCCTTTACCTTCAGCCCCCGGAACAAGATTGCGTAGTCCTTCGATGACGCTCTTAAAATTACCCAGAGCTATATTGACTGCCGGGAGTGTCGACTTGGCCAAGTCCATCATAGTGATGTTGAAGTCGGCGATGGCCGTTCTGGCATCCTGAACCGTAGATCCCTCGAGATACTTCTGGGAGAATGTGGAGTATCTGTTGGCGAACTCCGGAGAGTCCTTTTCACGCTTGAGATTTTGTACCTGTTCGCGCACAGCCGGATCCGCCAGCATAGCAAAGCCGCCACCCCCCTGTGCGCCGAACAACGCACGCTCATAGGCCGCACGCTTCTCGACAGGGATGGACGCGGCTTTCCCGCCAGCGATGTCCAACATCTTGAACAGGTCAGGCTTATTGTCTGTGAACCAGGTCGGTTTGTGTTGTTTGTCTACAAGACCGAACGCCTTCAGCGCCTCTTCGTGCTTCTTGAATGCGATCTTCGACATCATCGAAGTACCCGGCATAGAACGGATCGCCATCTCGCGGAGCCACGTACCGGACTTGGTATTCGTTGCGCCGGCGCGCGTCAGTGCTGTGCCGAGCAGCAGGGTATCCATCGGGTCGATTTCAAGACCAGACTGTAGGAGTGGTACTGCGTACGATGCAGCTCGCTCCATCGATCCGAGAGAAGACGGGTTAGCTGTCGACAGGAAGGCGAACGCCGGAGCCAGCTTCTTGATAGCTTCCGGAGAATACTGCTTGGTCATATGCGCTAGACCGATCAGAGCCCGCATCGACTCTTCTGGACTCTCTCCCTTCAGTCGCGACTCTATCGTTGCCGCGCGCAGCATCTCCGGCAGCACGTCAAGACCGCCGCCAGGAGTACCCTGAAACATCCTGATTTCTTGCTTGGCTGACTCCGAAATGTCTTTCAGGCCGTATCCGGACTCGAGCATGGAGTCCTGAAGTATCTTGCGGAATTTACCGCGGTTCTCTTCGTTCTGCTCTTTGCCGGAATGATAGATGAGCTGGAAGACGGCGTCCTCCATCTCTGCTGCTTCATAGATGCCGTAGCCCAAGGCACCAGCTCCAGCCATAGCCGCTCCGCCGGTACGGATGTGCCCGCCACCAGGGATCGGAGCGCCTGGACCAGAGATATGAGAACCACCACCGAGCCAACCTGGACGACCGCGGCGACCGCGGGCAGCAGCGCCACCGGCCCCGACCGCACCAGCTCCACCTCCACCGGCAGCCGAAGCCCTAGTAGCTCCTCCGATAGCCGTGCGTGCAAGTCTGGCATTGGTGGCCACGTCACCCCAAGCCTTCGCTAATGCTCCTGTCTCTGCCGTGGCGCTACCGAGGCTAACCGCAGAGAACGACTTGCCAATGAGGGCAAGACTTTCGCTCGCCTTAGCTACTGCTCTGTTGAGCGCACGTACCTGCTTCAGGATCTCAGCGAGAGCCGGCGAGGCTTCGTTGATGATCTTGAATACGGCTCCGACTTCGAATGTGGTGATCATGGCTTGCCCATCAGTAGCGACACAGCCAGTTCACCGAACATCTTCTCGGCGTAAGGAAGTGCCTCTGTCATTGCGATTTCGCACACTGGTCGCGGTGGAATGCTGTGCGTTCCATTAACGGTGCCGACCTCTTGCCAGAGTGCTTTTAGCTCCGGAGATCCGACGATGAGCGAGAGTGCTGGGACATCGACTTCCTTCTTGTAGGAGTCCGCCATCTCTCCGGTCCGCTTCAGCGGCGACGGCACGGGAAAGCCCTTACTTGTCTTGTCGTCGATTGTAGCTTCGGCGAGTTGTTCCCATCCTGTCTGGTAATGGCCGGGTATCTCGTGCGCCCTGATCTCGGTGATGGTGCCTACTTTTTCCAATCCCATCCCAAGCCTCGGCACCACCGTCTTCAGTGATGCCGCCAAGGTGGCTTCGAGTTGAGCTAGAGACATCATCTTCTTGGGAACCACTTCATGTTGCCCCAGTCGTACTCACCGCCGTTATTTTCTCCGTCCGCTATTATCCAAGCGAGAACGAAGTCATCATCGGCGGCGAAGGCAGCATCGAAGGGAATGTTTCCGCTACAGGCAGCGACCCGCAATTTGAACGCGGGCCGCTTACTTAGTTTTTTGATGCGTCGACCGAGCTGTCTTGTTCGCCTAGTTTCTTGAGTGCTTCACCGACGGCAGCGATGCCATCGAAGTCTAGTTGCTGGATCAGAAATTCGATCTCGGCCTCAGATGAAGGAGGGGCAACGTGGGTCGCGTCGATCTTCTTGACCGACGAAACGAGGACGGCGAGATCCATACTGGCCGGGTTGCTCGAGTTCACACCCATAGCTTTGGTCAAGCGATAAAACTGCAAAGCGTTGAGCCTGTTAACCGTAATCAACCGCCCTCGAGAATCAGTGGCTGATGCCGTGTCAAGCATTTTTGTTAGCGTTTCGGTTGCAGTCTCGGTAGAATTCGCTTTGGTCATGACGGTCCTATGCTGTACGGGTGAGTGAACGGAGGAACTGAAAAATGGCAGTAACGGTGAGCACCCCGGCTGGAGACGGAAGCTTCGTCACGCGGAAGTTGAAGTTGTGGGAGCGCATATCCTCGGCGGGGCGCGTCGTGTGCGTTGCCACTGCCGTTGTTTTCTGGTGCGTCTGGATGTATTTTGTTGAGCAGCCGTGGTGGAATTGGAGCGAGCGATGGCTCGAATTCCTGCTCGGCTTCTTCGTCTATTGGCTGGTGATGAGGACAGTTCTGCTCGGGTTATTCCCGCGCAAATTCCCTACGGCGCCATCGTCGCCGGATCAAACGCCGTTGCCGCCGTCGGGCTCGCATTATCTCTAGCCGCGAAGCCAGCCTTGCGCCGCGCAAGCTCTCTGCCCCAACCCGCCTCAAAGCTCTCATGCGTCTGTTGACCGTGCATCCCAGGATACGGATTGCCTGAGATATTCGTCATGGCGTGATTGGTATAGAAACCCAGACCCTGCTGGTGCATCATGTACAGTTCGGTGTCGGTCGGATCTCTACCGAAATGAGATTTGAACTGCGCGCGGTTAGCATCGAACATCCGAGCAGCACCCATCGCGTTGTCGTGCGCCGAGTAGATGTTACCGCCATCTCCGAACCGATCCCATTCATTGTGACCGACCTGGTAGAGACCCTTGTACTGGGTCGAGCGATTGGCGTTGCTCGACGGGTTCATCGAACTCTCGATCGAGGCAATCCCGCGCATGGTGTTGACGTCAAGGTTGTGAGCCTTGGAAGCATCAACGATCGCCTGGTCGGTCTCTGCAGTCCCTTGACGGAACGTAGAGCTTGGACCGCTCGACGGTGCGTACTCTTTGCCGGGCGCGTGATGATGACCGTATCGAATGCTGTTGTGCTTGTGATCTTCCGGAGTTGGATCCGGATGATGAACTCCACCACCGTGATGACCACCGAGGTGACTGCTCTCGCCCTGCCCTGCTCTACCTTCCGGCGTGTAGCCATCGAGATCTGGAGTGAACTGGTCGACGTCGTCACCGCGATCCATGGTAATGACGCCGACCTTCATTCCGCTACAGGTGATGACTCCGATTTGCATTACGCAATCGTTACCTTATCCGACGCCATAGCCTCGAGCGAGAGGCTGACAACCTTGTCGCGGCTGATGTCGCCGTGGCTGTTCAGAAACACCACGAGGTTGGTGTACTGATATCGGCTGACGGTGCCGTCGGGGTTGTTGATCGTTTCGTTCAGGTAGCCAGGCGCCATGACGTTGCCGGCGTTGAAGTTCGTACTGAACGTCACCATCAGATCTTCGAGCACAGATCCGTTGCGCGTGATGGTGAAGTCGATCTTGTAGCCGTCGGGAACGTAGCCGAACCGAGGCAACTGATTGTACGGCGAAGATTTGATGTCGTGCTTGAGCGCGGTGATCTTGACGTCTTGAACGTCACCGAGAGTAATCAGACTCCCCGAGTTCGAGTCGTAGTAGGTGATCGAATAATCGACGCCTACGTTCATTCCATTGACGGGCATTTAGGCATCTCCAAAGAAAAAGCCCGCCGTGTTAGGGCGGGCTCTGAAAGGCTGATTGGGGTGAAGGATTACGAGGTTGCGGTAGCCGTGTTCGCCGTGGCCGCGAACTGCGACGGCGTCGGCTGCGTGCTCTGAACGGTTACGGTGACATTGCCGCCGCCCTGGAATTTCACCACGAAGTATCGGATGACGTTCAGGTAGCGAACCTGCCAATAGAGGAACAGGTAACCGAGAGCCTGCAGGCTCGGCGGGTTGTTATTGAGATCGCACTGGACCACCCACGGCTTGTCGATGATGCCTTGGCCGTTGATGCCGATACCAACCTGCGAAGATGCAAGCTGTGCCGACAGCCCGTCGAACAGGGACTTGGCATTGGAGCGAGTCTGATCGTTCGGCTGGATCGACTGCAACTGACCGACGAATGACCCTGCCGCCTTCGACTGAGAAGTACGGATCAGGAAGTTCGTCATGCGGGTGTACTCGATACCGTTCGCCGCGGTGTTCGAGCTGGCGTTGCGGCCGGTAGCGAACGAGTAGTAATAGCCACCGGGTGAAGAGTTCGGCGACAGGATCGTATCGATGCCGCCTGTGTTGATCAGAGACAGCTCAGTGTCGCTGTAAGTCTGACCAAGCGTCGCACGCTGCGTCGAGGAGATGCCCTGCAGCGGCTTGTTCAGCGGGGACTCCTGCGGGGACAGATTACCGATGATCCCGAGACCAATGGCCGAGGAATTGATCAGTCGCGTCTGACCGTTGTAGCTGTCGTACCACGACGGATAGTCGCCGAGGATGAACCAGAACCACGGGCTGTCGACGCCGGCATTGATGCGGGTATTGAGACAGTTCTGGATCGTGTCACCTGACGGCGAAGCGAACACCGGAAGCATCGTCTCGCTCAAGCCGAAGGATACGATCGCCGCATAGTCCGCGATGGTCGAGAGATCGCAGAGAGTGAAGCCGTCGCAGTTCGAATTGCGGAGAGCATACATGCCCTTGCGAGGCACGATGTCCTGACCCATCAAGGTGGCATCGGTGACGCCGGCAGCGCCATCCGTACCTCCAGAGAGAACCAGCGGAGACGACAGCGTCGGGATTGCGACACCGGTTCCTACCGATGCGATCACATAGGCGGACGGACCGTGATACGGCGTGCCGTTGTTGATCGCGTTGGTCAGGTTGGTCCAGAAGGTGTTGCCAGTGCCGACGCCGCCCGTGAAGGCTGCACCGGAAATCACCAAGGTCGTCGATGACTTGGCGAGGGTCAGCGAGTTGCCGGCCGCGCCAACCACCTGGTTGATGTTGGCGGTCAACGTAACGATGCTTCCCTGCACCGACTGGTTGACCTTGATCAGGTTGGAGTCGGTCGAAGCCGACAAGAACGAGATCAGGTTAGCGATCGTGATTGCCTGGGTCGCACCGATCTGCACCTGATTGCCCGTCGGAGTCGCGGTCACGAAGGTGACGACGGTGCCGGCGATCGTCACGGTGTCGGAGTTCGCCGGGTTCCCGGTGAAGGAGACGGTGGCGGTCGCGGGAGTTGCGGCTGCAATGTTGTTGAACTGCTCCGGAACCATGCCGGGGAATACGACGACAGCCATATAGGTGTTGGCCATCGTGCCGTTCTGGATCGAGAACTGGATCTTGTTGCCGAGGACGCCGCTGTACTTGCCAGAGATCGTCATACAAGCAGCGCCGCCAGCGGAGCCGCCGGTCAGCGTGGCGCCAGACAGCGTGATCGAGGTCGAAGACTTGGCGAGCGTCAGTGCGTTGCCGGCGGTGCCCGAGGTCACGGCCACCAGGTTCAGTACGAAGCCCTGCAGCGCGTAGGCGAACTTCACCAACTGGCTGTCGGCAGATGCCTGCAGCATCGTGATCAGGTTCTGAAGGGTCAAGGCAAGGTTGTTGCCGATGTTGACCTGGAGAGCCGACGCACCGGAAGCAACGAACGTGACAATGCTTCCGTTGATCGTCAGGGTGTCGTTGACGGATGGATTGGTCGTGAAGGCCGCAGAACCAACCGCGAAGGCAGCGCCGGACTGGATCTGCGAGAACGCAGCGGTATCCGTGCCGTCCGAGACGCGAACGCCCAGGAAGCCGATCGCCCCGCCGACCTGGCTGGCTGCCGACAAATAGGACGAGATGTCGTACGGACGGATGACGGGCGGCCCGATGTTCAGCGCAGCATCCTGCGGCTTACTCATCGGGATCAGAGCATTCAGCGGGCCCCAGCTACCGACGCCGACCAGACCTTCGATATTCGTGGGCTGGCCGAGCAGCAACGGAGTCGGAAGTATAATGTCTCCGTAAACGCCGGGGACGGTTAGGGCCGCAAGATTTTGCTGGCCGTCGAGAAATACAGGCATTTACGTCTCCAATAAAAAAACCCGCCTCGAAGGGCGGGTCTGGAAAGGGTTGATTAGTGGAACTGGATTAGAAGGAGGTGATCCGAACGAAGTGATGCTCGCGATCGAGCAGAAGCGTCGCCACTTCAGCAGCGTCGGTGATCATCGTGCCCTTCTCGTACTTTCCGAAAGGATGAACGCAAATGAGGAAGTAGTTCATGTGATGTGCCTTATGTTAAAGCTGTGGCTATCGCGCTGCCGATGCCCTGCGCGGTGATTGGGTTATTAACGGTCGTGATGACGGCGCCGGGGAATGTTTCGACGGTGGCATATTCGACCATGTAGATCAGGTCGCGCCGGTAGACAGTCGCAGACGATTGGTCATCAGAAATGTTGGTGCGGCTGTAGATAACGAGAGCCTGAGATCCATCAGGCATCGTGACTTTGTTACTGTTCTTGATGGCGACATCGATCGCCTTTGATAGAGTCGAGCGCACCGCTTGCGTTGGCGCCCATACACTCACCATCACGGGATGACGTTGGCGATGAGTCACTTTGCCAAGAACGCCGTATCCGCCTTGGCGCACGATGAATGCGTGCGTGGTTGGAATGGTGATGGTGTTAGAAGTTGAAGATGCACTCGGATAGTTTGCTTGCGCTGCGCTGGCGAGAGTCGCCAAGATTGCTGCGGTGCTCGCTCCATTAGCCGAATAGGCGAATTGATCATCACAGACCAACGTCAGGTATTCTTGCGCGTTAGGCTGTCCAGTTACGGTAAGAGTGTTGCCGTTGGTGGATAGACTCATTCCGTAGTTCACCGGAGTGACCACGTATGTCTCGTCGAGGATTTGGTAGACGGCGATGCCAGTGCCCATCATTGGGAAGATGGACACGTTGGCTACGGGACCGCCTGGACGAGTGCCCGGAAGACCAGTTGACAAGGACAACATCTTCCCGGCGAGATCGAGATCGAGCTGCGCCGCGTCAGGCCATCCTTCGTAGATCCTGCAGTCCATAGCCGCGACGGATGGAACAGATATCCCATCTGGATAGACTGCGGCAGTTGCCGTGGCTTGGAGATACGCAGTGACGTCCGAAATGTCCGCCACGTTATGCCTCCAACCGGATGCAGCTCAGCTTGTAGCCGGCCATGCTCCAATAGTTTTGCCCGACCTCATATCGATATCCCTCTTCATCCAAGATGATGTCTCGATCCTTGATCGAGTATTGTGCGATCTCGGTAGGAGGAATGAAGATGTACCAGGTCGGCGCGTAGAAGACGTCGGAAGGAAGGGCTTTGCCTTTCTTACGTCCGGTGTCGCCTGACTGAATTGACGCAGCGATCCCCGTGAATAGGACTATTTCGCCCTGGGCATCGCTGGGGTTGGTTGATTGCTCTGCACCGGAATATCCGAGACCACCGATAGCAGTGTCTGCAGGTCCGGCCACTGATCTGAAACGGTGAACCTCCACCGTCCGAGGATAAAGAAGGTTCACCATTACTTGGCCTGCAGAAGGATCTGCACGCTTTCGATCATGGTGTCGCCGGCCGCCGTGGTGATCTCGTTGGAAAGCGTATAGACCTGACCAAGAAGTCCGGCGGTTAGCCATACCTTGGTGATAGACGCGATGAACGAGTTGGAAACGATGGACAGATTTGAGCCGGTTGGGATGGTCCAAGCGGATGACACGATGGTGTCGCCAGCGAGACGCGCGGTCCAATCGAGATCATAGTCCAGCGTCTCCGCCGGATCTTTAGGCGGCCACAGCAACGACATAGATCATCCTAATTGTTTGGGGGAGCTACTGCAGTCCTGTTCTCTGCCGCGACTGATGCGCTCCTGAAATCGAGGAGAGCTGCGGCGATACGGGACGATCGTGCGAACACCTGGAGGGCTGCGCTCGACATGAACCCGAAGCTCGTCGACCCCGTCAGTGCGACGACGAAGACGACTCTGCCGATCAGTCCCTGCCCCGACGTGACGACTCGAGACACGCCGCTGAGCGCGACGTTGGCTGTTACCGAAGAGACAGATCGAACTGCGATCGTGGAGGATCCGAACAGACCAGCTATCCGAGACATGCTCGAAGAGCTTATGGTTCTGATCTTCGTTGCACCTGATAGGTGTACCGAAGAAATAATACCGGCGCCCGAGGCCAGGGCCACCTTCATGGCTCCGGAGAGCTTCTGAGTGAAGGATGGATTGGATTTGGCCTGCACTGACAACGTCAGCGTCCCCTGGAGCGGAACGGTAGCCTTGGGTAATGCTCGAGCCATAACCGCAACGAATGCGCGACCGATTAGCGCAACAGCACCTGGTGGAACGATCCGAGCCATGATGGCTGCCCGGCTCGCGCCAGATAGTCCGACGTGAGCAGACATAGCCGACAGCGTCTTGATGACCGAGGTCGTAGACCCGCTGAGACCAGTCTTGAGCGACGCGGATGATTTTCCTGTGCTGGCAACCTTTGAGTATCCAGCGAGAGAAGTTTTTGATACAGGCGAAGCGGATGCACGAATCTTGATGCCCATCGCGCCGAGAAGGGCAATGACAGACGGTCCGCCATAGTTTGCGGTAGAATGTATCGCAGAAGAGATGCGACCAGCCAGCGACACGACACCATGAGATAGGGCTATGCCCTTGACCGCTACAGCCGTGCGCGCCGCCATCAACACCTTAGCGGTTAGGACGGCACTGCCTTTGACTTTCGCCTTGGTAGCACCGGACAGGCTGGTCAGTCCCGCGATCTGCGCTTTGCCGATCAGCATCAGTAAGGATCGGCCGGCGAGCGCTACCGTTCCACCACTGACGACCGTCTCTGTCTCAGTAAGAACTGACCATCCGGAGGCATAGGTGCGCGAGCCTGTCTCCGTCACGATCCGCGGCGTCGCGCCGCGAATGACGTAGCTGCGCGTGGTCGCCGACGCTACAGTGGCGGCGGGGAGTTCTGCGGGTAAACCATAATACTGATGCACATTAAATTCTCAGCATCTTCCAAGCGAAGGTTCGGCCGGTACCTGCCACCTGCTTCAATGTGCATTTGATGCTCTGGTCGCTGGCGACCGGAGGCGCGATCTTGTGGTTGTTGATCTGGGCGTGCTGGTAAGTACCCTTCCACGCCTGGGTTAAGGTGCCGCCGCTCAATGCGATGGTGTAGACACGGACTTCGAGCAGGTCGCCAAGCGCGAGATTGCTGGTATCAACCTCAAGCACGAAGGTGCCGTTGTTAGTGTCAGTGGCCAGCGCCGTCTCGGTGCCGACCGTCAAGGCCGACGTCGTACCTGAATCACTGAGTGTCCATGTCATAGGTAGACTCCATACAGTGTCAGATCGATTGGTCGCTGGTTGCCCGATCCGCTAGTTGCGTTTGTCTGGCAGCGCGCCGCGATGCGCGTTCCGGCAGGGATCTGGATGGGATGAAACGGAAACTGGAACATCCAGTTGTTGCTATCGCTGTTATAGTTGAACAATTTAGGGATAATGATTTGCTCGCTGCCGGACGCACCGATGGCCACATCGACCAAGTAGGACTGAACCTTGCTGTTGCCCTGCTGGGAATCAAAAGCCCCGAAGATACCAACGTAATCCCGCGTGGTGGCAGCGATCAGTTGCGAGTATGCGCCCATCGTGTCGACGGTCGTGCTCGGGGTGAGTGAAGTTCCTTCAGTGCTGGTAGCAGTGAAGCCGATTGCATCGACGCCAGAATATCCGTCTGGCATGGTGAACCCAGCATCGAACAGGTTAAGGGAGACAGTGGCGGTCTGTGAACCGCTGCTGTCCTGCATGCGAGCGGCGATGCGCGTGCCTGCCGGAATTGAAATTGGAAACGCCCAGACTACCAAGTTGTAACCAGCAAAGATCGTTTGCGTTACAAGATTGGGAACTAAAACTACTTCCGACCCCGACGCACCGACGGCGATGTCGATCGCAAAGTTTGGGCTGTTAGAGTTCTGGACGTAAATCCTGACCTCCATGAAAGCGGCGTCAGATGCTGTCGCCGCAATCAATTGCGTGTAGGCGCCCTTGGTGTTGGCGGTGGCGCTGGAGGTAACCACGGTACCGAACGACGTGGTCAGAACAGAGCCGACGTTCTGGCCGTTGCAAATGTCGTTATGGAGAGAAAAACCGCCCGGCATTTTTATGGTCCATCGATGCTGGCGGGAACGGCCATGATTGCGGTGAGTCGAGCTGACTGGATCAAATTGATCGAGGCGATATAGTTGGCGCCATCGATCATCTGTGCATTCGTCAAGTCGACCTGTTGAGTGTGGTTCAGCGCGTACATGAACTGCTGCACCGTCGGGTCGGTCGACGCATTGATGGCCTGAAACTCCGCCGCAGTGAACCGCATGATCCACATGCTCGTCAGGATCGGCTGCGGAGCAATAGGTGCCGTCACTGTTGCCGTGGTCTTGGTCGCGGCATTCCACCCAACGGTGGGTCCGAGTGCCGGCAACCCAGAAACCGACACGAGCCCGTTGGCGGCCAGAACATCGCTGGACGCCACCGGGTCGGTATCGTCAGGGCACCACGAAGAAAGAGCGCCCGTGGTGCTGTTGTAGACGTAGATCGCCATCGCGGGCCTAACTTAGTGTGGGTGAAGGATCAAAGAGCGTCGTCACGGAGGTTGACCCGGTCTGCACGAAGGGTTGCACTTCGACTGGACCGGCAAGCGCCTGTTGCGGCGATGTCAGTGACGCCGTAATCTTGAAGCGCCACATCGCCTGGAATACTGCCGTTCCATCCGTTACCGAGCCGCCGTCGACGGCACTGGCATAACCACCAGGAACCGAAGATGCAGTGGTGCCGGCAGTCGTACAGATGAAAAGTCGGCCGGAGTTGGTCGACACTGCCATGACCTGGCCGAGGGTGACGGCCGTCGAGTTGGCGCGCTGCGGCGCTTTGCTATCCCATGCGCTGGTGTCGGCCGTGAGCGCCGTACCCGTCGTCGCGGAGATCGCAGTGCGCGTGGACATGACACTGCCAAGGGGTGCCGCAGACGATCCTGGATAGGTGACGTTCATCCACACGGAAGCGTTCGTCGGCATCGCCGAGGCGCCAGAGACGCCATACAACGTCACGTTCAGCGCCGAGGTGGTCTTGTTGTTCCACGACGCAAGAGGAAAGCACTCGAACGGAAAATAGAATGACGTGACCTGGCTGTTGTTCGGGTTGGCGAACGTATTGACGGTGTGTCCAAAGGCACCAGTGTCATCAGCGGCACCGCCGGTGCGAACTAGTGTGCGGGAGGACAGCAGGTTGCCCGCGGCGCGGGTGACGCCGTGCACGTTGTCATCGTTGGCCGACGAGCACCGAATGAGATAGGACGAGACCAGCGGGCCCTGCTTGCCGTCATCACCCGCCACACTGAAGGGAATGGCGTTCGAGGCCAGCTTGCAATTCTCTAGGTACTGCGATCCGGCTCCGCCCGACTGGTTGATGATGTAGTTCGAGCCCCAGCCCGAGAGGTCCGAGTCGATCAGGTGAAACTCACCCGCTGCCGGGTTGTTCCAGAACCGGCTCGGGAACGACGTGCCCGACGCCATCTGCGCATTGATGACTCTGCCGATGCCTCCGCCAAAGCTGTTGTGGCAGGTGGTGTCGCCGAAGCTGAACGTGCAGTTATTCCAGGTGTGGGAATACGAGAATGGACCGCCCATCTTGTTGGCATCGGAACCGGCCAGCATCCCGAAATAACAGTTGTCGTACAGCTCCATGCCGTTGGAGCTGGACTGCATCTGGTGGGCCGAGATGAACGAGATCCCCCACCAGTACATCTGGACGTTGTTGCTGGGGTCGTTGAACGCGATGGCATTGTTGCCGGACGCAGTCATTGTGACCGAGGCGCCGAGGTTGGTGTTCTGCGTGCCCGGCTGGGGAAACCAGTCTTTCGCGAGCGGCGGCACATCGCCAGTGCCTGTGTTGTCGACGCAGATGACCTGGTTCAGCAACCAATTGCTGCCGGACATCTGGAACTTGATCTGGTTGGCTGACGACTCCGCG